CAGGTTGCCCTATACCGTTTGTTGACGCAGTATGCTCTGCGACCGAATCTTCAACGGCGTTTTGATACAATCAGTCCCCTACGGGCGGCACTGGCTCATCGGGATGATGAGTGGCCTACGGGCAGAGGATCAGAAGGCTTGCGAGGAGGAGGTTGTAGAAATTAATTGCTGAGAGCGTATGAAAGCCTGGAGGGTCTTACCCTTAGCTGATCGGCAGCTTAGTATCCGCTGAAAAGACAGACTTCCCGTCTGCAAAGAATAAAGGGAGTGAAAGAAAATCACATCAATCCGTCGATAGGGGGACGTTAACCCTGAACTCAACAAATTGAATATGATGGCTACAATTACGAGTATAAAAGAAAACAAATTGTCATCACTTGAAGTAACTACTACGGTGTTACCCGAGAGCACCCGACCAGCGGGGCGTCAGACGCCCCAAGGTGGCGCTGCCCCGCAGTCCGTTAGTCCCCAGTGGTGTATTAGTGGTGGACAGCCACGTGAAGATTGCGTTTCATCTTCGTGCATCCCGGACGCGTTGGAAGGGCCAGCCAGTAGGGCTAGGTTAGACTTCTTAAGGTTCCACGTCGAGGAACAGAAACGAGTCGACATGCAGTATTCGGCTGCCATCAAGAACAAATTAAACGAAAGCTGTGTTTTAGAGGAGTACACAGAACCTCTTGCCAACAAGAAGACTTTCAAGGCCCTCGAAGCTAACCCGTATGCGGTGCTTCACGACGAGGGTGATGGAAAGTGTTCTCTCAGCGGGCGGCTACGCGCCCGTGCGGAAAGGTTGGTAAAATTTTACGAGGAGTTGGGAATGACTCGTTCAGCTAAAGAAATTCCCCAGCATATAATATGCGGAGGGCTACGGCCAGCCGTAAGACAATGTTTCGTCGATCAGATTAGTCCTGTCGACGAACTGAGCTTTAAAACAATTCAGAAACTCGAGAAATCTTGTTGCAAAGAATGTGAACCCCGCTTCTTGGAGAAGCTCAGCCAATGGAAAGAAGCTAGATTCCAACCAGTCGCTGTTGACATGGAGCATTTAGGCCGTTTTCGAAAGGCCTTTAAGCAAAATGTTGAAAAGGGATGGGATCGACAACGTGCGCCTTTTATCCCGAACGGTAACGCTACCCGGCGATTCCGGAGAAGGGAAGGCGGAAATTGGAACGTGGAAGAATTCAGCGGCTCATGCCGCTACGAGCTAGTGTTTTCGTCGGGTAAACCCAGAGTTGTTACTTTATACTCTGCCGAGAATACACGTCGGCTCGCTCCGCTCCATTATTCTTTATACGACATGTTGAAAAGACGAGGGTGGCTGTTGGTAGGTGAACCGACCGACCAGCACGTTTCACGCCTTACAGGCGCTGCTTTTTTGAGTTTTGACTACTCTTCCGCGACAGACAACATTAAGCGGGAGTACGTGAAAGCAGCAGTTGAGGTATTGGAAGAACAGGCGGACCATCTTTCTGATGATGAGATACAGGCACTCCGAGTGCTATCGAATTTGGTGATTGATGGCAAGGAGACGTTTTCTGGTCAACCCATGGGATCAGTGATGTCTTTTCCATTGCTGTGCATAATCAACAAGACCGTGGTTGATATGGCACTTTCCGCTATGTTAGACAGGAAGGAGATTGGATTTAAAGAGTGGACAAGTCATCCCCTTTTGGTTAATGGGGACGATTTGTTAACCCGCGAAGTTCGGGGCAACACGGATCTCCGAGGTGAAGTGGTCAGACAAGGAAGTCAGGTTGGTCTCGTCGTGAACGAAGAGAAAACCATGGTCTCTGAAAGCGATGGAGAAATAAATTCCACCTATTTCCGAGATGGCCACAAGCAGAGAAAATTTAACGCGTCGTCGCTGTGGATGGACGCTGGTGTCGAGGACGTGCTTGGCTTTGCTGCCCAGGCTACGCCCAACGCGAGAGTATTTCGTAAGGTTGTTAGACGGAATTTGCGTACTCTGGCTAAACAGTCAGATAAGCATCTCCGGGAAATACCATACTCTCTAGTAGCGGTTTGCCGTAAAGACAAGAAGATTAGAGCCGCACTCACCAGCTTGCCCGATCGTGTTTTACCGACCAAACAGGGGGTAATTAGTATGGATCTTCGTCCTGAAAATTATTCCCTTGATAGGGATGAGGAACACAACGCAATGCTAGAAGAGATCGAAAGAGTGAGGGAGCGAGGAGTTGCGAGAGGATCTGAAAGGAAAATCAAGCACCAACCTGGCGTCATACCTGCTGCAAGATCCTTTAATGCTGTCCGAAAACAGTTGAACAAGGCCGCCCCGGATGTAATCCCGGCTTGTTATGTTCGCTGCTTCATCAACAAAGTTAAAGAAGAGGGTATTTTAAGAGAGGTGGCTCCTCTCGAAATGTCGTTGCCTCCGGGCGATGGTAGTCAGATCAACCGACTGATTGACAATATCCGCGCGTTTAAACTTACGCGAAATAGCAGTGCATTCCCAGGAACAATTGACGCTCAGGCTGATTTTGTGAGTTTGTGCTGCTAGCGAGTAATCGCAGAGCAAACCGAGTTAATTCCTCTCGGGCCCTACGGGGTAATGTCCGGTAACGGACGTTGGGTGGTTCAGTCCT